AAAAGTTTATTTTCTTGAAGAAACAATAGAAGGATTGTATTCTATTACATTTGGTGATGATGTAATAGGTAAAAAATTAACTGCTGGCAATGTTGTTATTGTAGATTATATAAACACAAATGGAATTGCTGCAAATGGAGCAAAAACTTTTACTTGTTCAGCAACTTTAACAGGTGGAGGTGAAATTAAGGCTTATAGTGGAACTGTTGCAGCTTCGGGTGGACAGAATAAAGAAAGTATAGACAGCATTAAAATTAACGCTCCTAAATATAATTCTGCTAGAGAAAGAGGAGTAACTGCCTCTGATTATAAATCTTTAATATTGGCGAGTAATGAAAACATTCAGTCTTGCTCAGTGTGGGGTGGTGAAAGTAATGATCCTCCCGTTTATGGTAAAGTTTTTATTTCATTAGACCCTATAGCCGGTCAAATTATAACACAACAAGATAAAGATAATATTGTAAGTAACATTATTGATCCAAAAGGATCTATTGCAATTCTACCTGAGTTTGTTGATCCAGAGTACACATTTATTACATTGAAAGTATCAGTTGTTTATAATGCTAATGCAACATCACTTACTTCTGGACAACTTTCTTCTTCAGTATCAAGTGCAATTTCAACATTTTTTAACACTGAACTCAATATATTAAATAAAAACTTTTATTTTTCTGCATTGCATACCATTATTAAAGGTGTTTCTAATTCGTTTGTTTCAATTAATATCATTCCATCTTTACAAAAGAGAATAGAAATATTAGATTTTGACAGAGATGTGAATTATACTTTTACTTTTAATTCTAGAGTACAACCAAGAGAATTACATAGTACCTGGTTCGATTACACCAATAATGAAGCGACAAATAAAGTAAAATTACAAGATGTTCCTGATGCAGATGTTGTTTCTCCTGAGTATAATGGATTTGGTACTGTATTTTTACAATCTGAGTCTGGTTCTAAAATACGAGATATAGGAACAATTGATTATTCAACGGGCAAAATTACAATTCTTGCTATGAGAGTATCTGCACTTTATGGTAGTGAAGACTCTATTCGTGTAAGTATTAGACCTCACGATAATGTTAATGATATATTAACAAATACCTTAACTAGAACTACTCCAGTATCTACCGCAGCAGTTATACCAACTCCTGCTAAAAATACACTATTGGCATTGGATGATACAGTATTAAGTTCAGTAACTGGTGCAAGAACAGGTCTAGAAATAAACATGATACCTAAGACAGAAGGTTTCTAATGTCCAATAGAATACCCGAATATTCTAGATATGTTTCTTCAATCACTATTACAAATGGTGGTAGTGGATTTAGTACTGTTCCAACAATCACATTATCAGGTGGTGGCGGAACTGGTGCAACTGCAACTGCCACTGTATTTAATGGTATCATACAAACAGTAAATATAACAAATATAGGTTCAGGTTATACTACATCACCTACAGTAACTGTAACAGGCGGCGGGGGATCAGGCGCAGTACTAGTTGCAGTATTGTCTTTTGCTGCATTACCGACAACAGAATATCAAGAAATTTCTAGTTTAGGTATTAAATATACTTTACCAGAATTTATCAGAGAAGACTATCCTGACTTTGTAACTTTTTTAGAAAAGTATTATGAGTTCATGGACCAGACAAATAATCCTGGTAATCTTTTACTGAATAAACGATATTACGATCTTGATGATTTAAATGATGCTGAATTAAATAAAAAAGCACTAGAATTTGCTAAAGATTTTCCACAGGTTTTAGCAATAGAAAAAAAGAAATTATATAAAAATATTAAAAGTTTATACGAGTCTAAAGGTAGTGAGAGATCAATCAAGGCATTTTTCAGACTAGTATACGATGAAGAAATAGAATTATCTTATCCTACTCAGTTTATTTTGAGAGCGTCTGATGGTATTTGGCGACAAGATAATTCCGTCAAAGTATTATTGGGATATGAAGATCACAAACCCACTGATTTATATGCTAAAGCAGTAGATATTGTATATTATGAAACTACGGGATATTCTGGAACTATCCCTGATCGTAGAGCAGATACTGTAGAAAAGATAATATCAACTGCGGTTGTTAGAGCAAATAAAATTGCATATACAACTCCAAGTAAGTACGAACTATTCTTAGAACTTCCGAGATCAGTGACTAGTATTCCCGGTCCAGGAGCTGGCGCTGCTGCTACTTTAACTATTGTCAGCGGTGTAATTACAGCAGTAACTTTAACATCTGGTGGTTCTGGATATTTAGCTGCTCCGGATGTAATTATAACAAGTACTGGTAGTGGTATTAATGCAGATATTATAGCTATTGTAGAAGATGGCAGTGTTACTGGATTCACTATTAACAACGGAGGTTCTTCTTATGTTAGTGGAACCACTACTATAGCATTTAATGCTCACTCAATAAATTCAACTGTCGCAACTAGTGGTACTGCTGGTCAATTTACTTGTGGTAAGTCTGCTATTGCTGTTGGTGATTTAGTAACAATTACTGGTACATTAGGCGGAACTGGAACAATTACTGGTTATACTACCGGTACTGTTTATAAGATTTCTGCTATTACTGGAACTTTACCTGCGGTAACTGGTTTCACTTTAAAAACTACAGATGATATTGCTATTGTAACAACAGCAGGTACACTGACTGGATTGACGTATACTGTAAAAACAAATAATTATTATGAAACAGTTATACTTTTAAAAGATGCGCCAAACACAGAAGCAAATATAAAAGGATATTTAACTAGATGTTTAACTTCAGTAACATCAGGCGGCTATGCAAATTATTCAGTATCTAGTGTTACTGTAACGGCTGGAGGTTCTGGTTACACTAGCAATCCTACTGTTGTATTCTCAGGCGGTGGAGGTTCTGGTGCGGCAGCTACTGCTGTACGTGGAACAGTTACCAGCATTACTGTAACAGCAGCGGGTTCTGGTTACACTAGCAATCCTACTGTTACAATATCAGGTGGCGGAGGTTCTGGTGCTACAGCTACCGCCACTCGTACAGGTACTACAGTTACTGGTATTACTGTAACGGCTGCGGGTTCTGGTTACACTAGTAATCCTACTGTTACAATAACAGGTGGCGGAGGTTCTGGTGCTACAGCAACTTCTGTACGTGGAACAGTTACCAGCATTACAGTTTCTAATGAAGGATCAGGTTATTCATCAGCACCAACAGTTACTTTTACTGGAGGTGCAGGATCTGGTGCTACAGCTACTGCTGTAATAGAAGGCGATGCGGGATTCAAAGTAGATGATGTATTTAGTGTTTCTCAAACTGAAAATGATCTTTCATACATTAGAGTTGACGAAGTAGATGCAATTAATGTTCCTACTTCATGGACTATTCTAGCTCCAGGGTCTGGATATACTTCAGCGTCTACCACAAATACTATTACATCAGATACTGGAGAAACTTTACAAATAACTTTGAATTCTGATTATTTGTTTGCATATGATGGTTACTATAAAAATGATAGAGGCAAATTATCTAGTTTAAATATTTTACAAGACAATTTTAAATTTCAAAATTATTCTTATATAATTAAATCTTCGCTTCCTCAATATATCTGGAATGATGTATTTAGAGAACATATGCATCCAGCAGGAAAAGAAGTATTTGGTGATCTATTTTTAATATCTGATTTAGATATTTCAATTGAGTTTAGTACCACTGGATTAAAACTTAATGAATTTATTACGGAAGATTCAACAGATACTGTTGAGATAATAATAAAAAGTCTTACTACTACACGAACAGATAGTGCTACCAACTCAGAAATTTTTAGTATCTTAATAGAACGATCTTTCACAGATTCTAGTGCTGCTAGTGATGTTGGTTTTCAGGATTATGTTGCTACTGATTATTTTCTTGAAGCATATTTGGGAGTTATTGGCATTGAAAAAACCGTAGAAAAATCACTTTTAGATTCTTCTATAACTAGTGATGTTGCTAGTATAAATACTAGTTGGAATAGAAGTTTTGAAGATTCAACTGTTGCAACAGATGATAGTTTAGTACTAGAAACAATTTGGGCAAGAAGTTTTGAAGACTCAGCAACCTCTTCAGATTCTGGTATCATAACATTACTCAATTATATCGACCTAACATACTTTTCAGAAGATTATGTTGGTGAAGTTACAAACATAACGTAAACTTATTGGAGAAAAAAATGATTAATACTGATGAATTAAAAGTTACAGGTAGTGTTAATGTAGTAATTAACGATGAGAGTGGAAAGCAAAAAGAAAATTTTACTATTCCTAATCTGGTAGTAACTACTGGTCTTGCTTATATTGCCTCTCGTATGAAAGATACTACTGCAACAGCAATGACTCATATGACGGTGGGTACCGGTAGTACAGCGGCTGCCGCAGGTAATACTGCGTTAGAAACTCAACTCGGATCTCGCGTATCATTAACATCAACCACAGTTACATCTAACTCAATTGCATATGTTGCATCATTTGGAGCTGGAGTGGCAACCGGTGCGTTAACTGAAGCAGGTATTTTTAATGCTTCTACATCTGGCACAATGCTTTGTCGAACAGTTTTTGCAGTAATTAACAAAGGTGCGTCCGACACAATGACAATCACTTGGACAATTACTATTTCTTAATAGGAAAATAACGTGGCGCTGTTACTAACAAGATCAGGGAAAGTAGAATTAGCTAGGTCTTTTCATAGAGATATTCAAAACTTGAATGATTATGTCTATTTTACAATTGGTAGAACAACTCCTTGGGAGGATGAACAACTTCCAGAAGATGCTATTGACACTAACTATTATCTAAATGAGTTTAGACGAAATATTATGTTTGTTCAAAAAATTACTTCTGCTAACATATGCCACTTAGCTAGAAGAATAGACTGGACATCTGGAACAGTATATGATCCTTATGATGATAGTTATTCTGAAGATAATACAGCCGAGTCTGGAGCCACTAATTTAGCAGATGCTAATTTTTATGTTTTGACTAATGATTTTAATGTGTATAAATGTTTAGATAATAATAATGGTGCTCAAAGTACTACTAAACCGGAAGGAACAACACCAACAATTATTGAACATGATGGGGTTGGTCAAGATGGTTATATTTGGAAATTTTTGTTTCAAATATCTCCAGCAGATCGAACTAAATTTTTAGATTCTAATTTTATTCCGGTAAGAAAACTAACAGGAAACCCAACGTTTGATGTTAACGGTGTACTTGATGCATTAGCAATTACTGCGGGCGGTTCAGGATATAGCACAGCACCTCAAGTCACTATCTTAGGAGACGGCACAGGTGCAGGTGCTACTTGTACTATATCTGGAGCAGGTGTGGTAAATACTATAACTGTAACGGCGGCAGGTTCTGGTTATTCTTTTGCAACTGTAATTTTTACTGGAGGCGGAGGTTCTGGGGCTACAGCATCAACAACATTAGGTGTAGTAGATGCATTACCCACACTTCAGTCAGCAGTAGAAAGCGCATCAACAGGCGGTACTATAGGAAGAATTGTTATATCTAATGTAGGCGAGGATTATATTGCTGGAGCTGTTACTGTTGTTATAACTGGTGATGGTTCAGGTGCTACAGCTACTGCGACAGTAGTTGATGGAGAAATCACAAACATTACTGTTACTAATGAAGGATCTGGATACACTTTTGCAGATGTCACTTTTTCATCAGCCACTGGTACAAACGCAGTCGCTAGAGCCGTTATTGCACCAATTGAAGGTCATGGTTCAAATCCTACTCGTGAATTGTATGCTAGTAGAATAGGCATTGTATCTACTTTATTTGATAAAGACAATGCAGATTTAACATTAGGAAATGATTTTAGACAGATTGGTCTTGTTAAAAATTTAAAAGATTATCCTAAAACAGCAAATTTTACATCATCAACAGGCAATGCTTCTTTTATAGTTGATGTAGCTACTGGTGCTGCTGGTAATTATGCAGTTGATGATATAATTCTTACAAATGATGCTGTTCCAGGTAAGTTTAGAGTAACACAAAAAATTAATAATGTTTCATCTTATAAAATACATCTACAAAAAATTAGAGGTAATATAACCTCAAGTAGTACATTAACAAATGAAACACAAACACTTTCAGGATTAAGTATAAATAGTCTGACAAACCCTGAATTCAATGTTACTTCTGGTGAAATTGTTTATATTGAAAATCGAGTAGCGGTTAATAGAAATGAAAACCAAGCCGAGACTATAAAAGCAATTGTAACCTTTTAGGAAAAATAAATGGCTCTTAATTTAAATACTTCACCCTATTTTGATGACTTCGATGTTGATAAAAATTATAACCGAATTTTATTCAAACCTGGAGTCGCAGTTCAAGCTAGAGAATTGACGCAATTACAAACAATTCTCCAAAATCAAATTTCTAGCATAGGAAGTTACACTCTTAAAGAGGGTGCAATTATTTCTGGATGTGAAGAAAGTGTCAGCGTTGTCGATTACATTAAAATTAATGATGTAGATAATAGCAGTGTAGCTTTAATTAATTCACAACTGGTAAATTTTATAGGCGAAGAAGTTACAGGAGGCACAACTGGTCTCAAAGCTACAATTGTAGATGTACGGCAAGGTTCTGTTGCTGGCGCACCTGATTTTAAAACACTATATCTTTCTTACACAAGTTTTGGTGGAGGAACTAACAGACATTTTTCTGCTAGTGAAGTATTAACAATTACATCTAATGGCAATTATCGCGGAAAAACATTTGTTGTTAACAGTACATCAGGGTCAACATTAGGTAACAGGTTTTTTGGAGTAACTACTAAAATTCAATTGTCTCCTGGTATTATATATGCTAAGGGTCAATTTTTAACGACAGAAACTATTTCAACTTATGTCAGCCCTTTTAATAATTCAGTTAGAGCTAAAGTTGGTTTTGTTATAACTGAATCTATTGTTGGTTCTTCAGATGATGATAGTTTAGTTGATCCTGCAACTGGTACATTTAATTTTGCTGCACCTGGTGCTGATAGATATAAGTTGGTAGCAACTCTTGAATCTTACTTAGTTAATGAAGAAGTTTCAGACAATTTTTATCAATATGCTGAATTTGAATATGGTAGCATTACTCGTACTAGAGTTTTATCTGATCCTCTAAATCAATTAGGCGATCAAATAGCAAAAAGAGCATACGAGGCAAATGGTAATTATGTTGTTAATGGATTATTAGTAACTGTCAAAGAACATTTGAATGATGGCGATAATAAAGGAGCATTCACTGCTGGTGCAAATGGAGGTTTAGCCACTAAACTTGCTGTTTTTATAGAATCAGGTAAAGCAAATGTTGGTGGATATTTACGAGAATTAAGATCACAACAACTTATTGCAATAGATAAACCAAGTAGTTTTAATACAATAGATGACTCTACACTAACTACATCATACGGAAATTATGTCAACGTAAATGAATTTTGTGGTGCTTGGGATGTTGATGGCGGTGAACCAGTAATTTTGTATGGTAACGCAAGAGACTCTATAACAAATGGTGTTTTTTCAACACTGCCTGCATTAACTGCAACTGTTGCAACATCTGGATCTGCTGGTCAATTTACTTGTGGTAATTCTAATATTGTTGTTGGTGATTTAATAACAATTACTGGTACATTAGGCGGCACTGGAACAATTACTGGCTATGCAACTGGTAATGTTTATAAAGTCTCTGCTAAAACTGGCACTGCACCATCAGTAACTGGTTTTACTTTAACTACGGTTGCTGGTGTAGCTATTGCAACAACAGCAGGTACACTGACTGGATTGACGTACACTGTTTCTGGTAATAGAATTGGTACTGCTAAAATTCGCCATTTTGTATTAGATTCTGGTACTGTAGGATCGGCAGCAGCTCAATATAAAATGTATCTTTATGATATTAAAATGGAATCTGGCGATTTCAAAGATGTTAGATCAATATATTACGATGCAGCACTAGCAGATGGTATTGCTGATATTGTATTAGTTGATGGCAATGCTGTTTTAAATGAAGAAGAATATAATAAATTTTTGTGGCGTTTACCAAAAATTGCTATTAAAACATTACGAGCTGTTGGCAATGCATATGATTATGATTTTCAATATACAAAAGAATTTGATGGTGAATTAAACGCATCGGGAAGTGTCACACTTACGGTATCTGGAGACGAATCTTTTACATTCGGTAATGGTTCAGTATCAGATACTGCAAGAGCTGCCAATATTCAAATGGTAGCTAAAGATGCTTTTACCATAGACGCTACTGCAATAGTTGCGGGTCGTTACATTGATATTCTTAGTAGTGGAGCATTTACTGCGACTGTTGTTCAAAATAGTGCTACCTCAATTACTATTGACGTTCCTGCTATAACTGGTTCGGACAGGAAAGTTAAAGTTTATATTACAGTTAAAGTATCAAACACTACACCAATTGCAAAATCTTTAGTAGTAGACCGGTATGTTAGAATTGATACTGGTACTAATGTGGCATCAACCAGTGGAGATTATACTTTAGGTGTCTCCGATTTATTCAGAGTAGTTCAAATTACAGCAACTACTAATGCTAATTATACAACCAGTGCTGAAGATGTTACTGATCAATTCAGAGTTGATAATGGTCAAACAGATAATTTTTACGGTTTGGCTTCTATCAAATTAAAGGCATCTAGTACTCTTAATCTCACAACTAAAAGATATATTCAAGTTAAGTATGAAAAATTTACTAGAACTGTAAGTGGTCCCACTTTTGCATGTGTAAATTCTTACCCAGTAGATGACACTGGTGCTACCGGCATAAAAACAGAAGAAATACCACTTTACATATCACCCACTCGTGGAGTATTTGATTTAAGAAATTGCATAGATTTTAGACCATATGTAACAGATACTACTGTAGATACTTCTACCGCTGCTTCTGCTACTGTAAATCCTAGTCTTAATTCTATCATAACAAGACCTTCAAATGGTTTGACTAACCCAGTACCTGTTCAAGAATTTACAACTGATTTGCAATACTACTTAGCACAAGGTGCTCGCGTTGTTCTTGATAACACAGGTGAATTTAAAGTAGTACTTGGACCACAAGATGAAAGAGTAGACATACCTTCACCTGAAGGCAATCAGATGACTTTGGCTACTTTTATAATGCCGCCGTATCCTTCTTTGGCTGCAAGTGCTGCTAAAATTTATAATAGACCTGACCTGGCTATTAAAGTTTCTCAAGTTGAAAATTCAAGATATACAATGAGAGATATTAGTGCATTAGAGAAAAGAATTAAAAACCTAGAATACTATACATCGCTTTCACTGTTAGAAAAAGAAGCTAAAGATTATAAAATTTTAGATTCAAGCGGTGTTGATAGATTTAAAAATGGATTATTAGTAGATCCATTTAGAGGGCATGGTGTAGCAGCAGTTAGTCACCCTGACTTCAAGTGTTCTATTGATAATGTAAAACAAGAATTACGAGCATATTTTTCGGATGATACTGTAGATTTTAGACCAATCAATACAGGTCTTGAAACAGGCGCTGCACAATCAAACTCTGTATTTCACGTACCATATACAGAAGTAGTATACACAGAACAATTGCAAGCAAGCAAAGCAAGTCCTATTGTAATTGAATTGTTGTATGATAATAATACGAGTTCTACAGCACCTGTTTTTATTAATGCATCAGGAACTTCAGTTTCTTTAGCAGCGGTTGTAACTCCTTCGTCGCCTACGGTGAATCCTGAACCACCTACAGTGACTGCAAGGACTCCAATATATCGTTTAATTAGAAGTGATTCTGCGGTCGATGAGGGCGGTACTGTAACAATTACAGTTGAAACATCAAATACAATACCAGGCACTACAGTAGCTTATACTGTAACAGGTATAGCA